ATCATCCATTGCGCCCAACCCATGAAACCTCCAACGATTGAAAAGATAGGTGACGTATGGCGCGTCACCTATGCTGGCATGATAAAAGAACACCGCCAAGAATGGCAGGCTCGTGTGTTTTACGAGCAAGCAATTCAGCTTTACTCTCAACGCATGAGGCGAGTGTTTTAACCTTTACTTGCAGCGACGCTGCGGTCACGATTGTATCTACCAGTCTCGGAGTAATCCCGCAGTGGTGATGCGCACATTCTATGAAACACCATTTGACCAATTTTCAGGCCAGGGTGTAACGGCAAGTCGTGAAATCTGCGTGCATTCTTGAGTTCAAGCGTGAGCTTACTTCCATGCCAACCTGGATCGCAGAATCCAGCGAGCATGTGCTCGTAACCTTCACGTGCGCGGCTTGATTTCAGCACAAACTGCGCGGCGATGAATCGCGGCAGGTTGAATGTTTCGATTGTTTCTGCCAAGCAAAACTCATTCGGCAGCAACCAGTACGGGTGTTCTTTTGTCCGCTTGCTGATGTCAATCTCAATCAAGTCACGTTGATCGGCGACTTCGATCATCAGATGATCACCGAGTCTTACATCAATACTGGCTGGGTTGACAAGCGCAAGGTCAAACGGTTCGACCATTGCATCTCGTTCTGCATGGTATTGGATCTGCCAATCGCTGAGGATCACGATTCAAAATTCAGGCTTCACCAGAATAGCCCAACCGGTCCGGCGTCCATCAATCTCCCAACGTCGCAGCCAATTATGGCGGCTGTATTCAACGCGAACACCGCGAGAGATGTGGTTGCTGATGTAGCCGCCATTGATCATGTCGGCCTCGCCATTTGGGTCGTTGTGAACGATCGTGTCTTCGGTGTAACCGATCGCGCAAGTCCAATGGCCGCCACCGGTAGGTGCGGTGACGCGGCCTTGATGCAACCAGCCAACAGCAACGGGGCGCCCGGCGTTGATTTCAGCTTCAAGTGTTGCTGCTGAGCAATCGGTGCGGAACCGTGCATCAAAGCCCAGCGACCGCAGCGCTTTCACCTGCGCCTGCGCGTCAGTGGTGTCACCAAACCGTGCGCGGATAGTGTTGTATTCATCATCCGAGTCAACCTGACCGTGATACTTGGCGATCATTGCGCAGGAGCTGCTGAAACACTCGCGGTAACCAGTGCCGCTTATGTTGTCGAGTTGGTACTCATAAGGCACGTCAAGGATGCGCTCACCGGGTTTGCCGAGCTGCGAATCCATGATGTCAATTAGCTTCTCGGCGTATTTTGGATCGGTTGCGTAGCCTTCGCGCACCAATAGCCGAGCGCATTCGTTGCGATCATCAGCGCGGTTCACGCCTTTGTGCTGTCGGTAGTCCTTGTACCAACGTGAGACGAGGTACTCGACGCAGGCAGCCAGCGATGGGAAATCGATGAAGCTATCGGTGATGGTGACCCATTGCCCATCCAAGAACTCACGTGTTGTGGTGGATGTGCCGCCACCTTTGAGCCCGAAGTAATTGTGCTGGCCTGAGATGTGCTTACCCCACCCTGATTCAAGCGCCCATTGCGCTGCAACCACTTCAGGGAAGTTAGCGCCAGCGACCGCAGCGGCGGCCATGATGCCATTCCAGTCGTTGTCGTAACTTGCAGGCGCCTCAACCGCCGCTGACCACGTTGAGTACCAGTTCTGATCACGCGCAAGCAGTCTAGGCGCCGCCTCATGGATGGCCGCCTCCAGCTCTTCGATCGCCGCATCTTGGTGCCCCAGGCGCTTGTAGTACCGGAACAGATCAATCAGTCTGATCATTTCTTTGCTTTGAGGCTGCGGAGCACGTGGAACACAAGCTGGACTACGCTGTTGTCCTTCAGGGGAGACAGGGCGATGATCTCAGATGCGGCGGCCAGAACAATCCAAAAAGCTGGATGAGCAAGGATTTCTTCGATGTGCATGGTGACAGATAGCTCATGCCTCAACTCTAGCAACCTTTGCTTTCCAGTACAGTAATTCGATTACCGTGTTCGTTAAGTCTTGAATAAATCGTCCTTCGGTCTTCCTTCATGTCCTGGTGCAACTCCTCCAATTTTCCAGCAATCGACTCGACTGCTGCAGTAAGACGGATGACTGCTTCACGCGACTCGCCAGTGCGCTTGGTGAAACCTGACAAGGACATGACGGCGCCGGTCCCTCCGACACCGATGCAAGCACCCAAGATCGCTGCGTAGATTTCGATCATTGGTGCCTCGGCGCCTCCTGATTCAGTCTAGCTCCAGTGCAAACCAGCAGCTTTTGATGTTTGCCATGATCAGACGATGGGAGTGGTCGTGTCGTTTTTGGCCGCACCACCATTATAGAAGTACGATCCCTCAAGGTTGTAGGCCTTGATGTAATTAGCGGACTGCTGGTCTTCGAGTTCAATCAAAAAGCCGAATGGTCCGCTTGTTCGCAACGCTGCATCGGAGCTTGACACGGAAGAGCCTCCTGTAAGCTTGAAGCGGTCTGTTGAAAGCGTATCAATCGTAGAAGTACTGACATTGATTACCCCACCAGATTGCGTTTTAAACGATGGTCCGCAGTAATTTTTGTATCCGCACCATTTTTCAAGTGAAATGAAATTACTCAAATCCCAGTAATCATTAGAAAGATCCCATGTAACATTTGGCGAAACTCGCCCGCCGATAGAGCAGCCACCTCGCCCCCCTAGCGAAAGAAATTCCAAATCAACCGCTGAACTGCCGCCACCTAGATTATGAGAAAATTTGAAGGTTGTATTGTCCCCGCCTGATGAAAAATCAAAACGAACATTAACGCCATGACCCATCAAACCAGATGCGTAAGCATCTGGACCGATGATTGAAACAGGCAATGCGGTTGTGACACCACTTGCGTATTGAAAATCAAATACGTACGAATTATCAGCGTTGTATGTTCGGAAGAAAATTTGATGGCCGTAAGTTGCCGTGGCCGCAATAAGATCAGTACTAGCGCCTATTTCTTTGAATGTTAGCTTGCAATCTCTTCCGCCATTACCAAAGCCGCCATTTACTGTTAGTACCACTGACAGTGATGAGCTGCTTATGTCGGTTTCAACCTCAATATCAGAAAAGACGCAGCCAGCCGACAGAAATGCAGATGCGCTTTTAATGCCAGGCAAAGCGTTTATTGCATTTTCAGTCGTCCCAACTTTTAGTCCAATCTTGGGTGTTGTTGCGCCACGCGCTCCAGCAACCACAAACGGAGCCATGCCATTGCCAATCACCAAAGGACCGGCTTCAATGCTGCTGGAGATGTCATCGTGAACACTAATAATCACTTCGCTCCCGATTGGAACATATATGTTTGCGGCTGCTTCGAGCGCAGCAGTGACACTTGTGTAAATTGTGCCACGCAGTCCACTGCCGTTTGGCCCTTGGTAAGTGTGGCCTGTTGCTGGATACCCATAAGGCACCGAGTCATTGCCTGTTAACGCTGCCCCAACGCTGCTGGCGACATGGAGCATGACCACAGTTGCGCCTGATTGGGCGCCAGACAAAAGATTGCGTTGCTCGCGCCAGCGGTTAAGTCCGGGCAGCGTTATTGCTTTATCTGCACTTGTATTGATCTGGGCATCGGTTGTGGCTGCTGTTGTATCTGTATCGATCGCATTAAGATCGGCAAGCTGAAGAACGCCAAAATCATCCACCGAGGCTTTTGCGCTTGCCGGAAATGTAATGTTATTGGCAACAGTCAACTCATCAATTTGAGCTGTACCGACAGTAATACTATCAAAATTAGTCTCCGCATACTCATCGATTGTGCTTGATCCGATGCTGTCAACGCTTAGCGTTGCACCTGTCTCGATGTCTTCAAGCCCGCGTGGCGTGATATTGAAGCCATCTTCGTTGCTGCCTTTCGGAACAACACGACCACCAAGTTGATTTGTGAAGTAGTAGGTGAATTTGTTTTGCGGGCCAAGTTCCTTCTGGGCTGCGGGAATGGCCTTGGAGTAATTCAGGAAGCCGGCCCATTCCCAGGCATGGCCGTAAAGACGCAAAGCGCTGGGACGACGGAATTCAACTGCCCAGTTACCCAATCCAGTGGCCGCTCCACCTGATGGTCCGTTAGGGAAATCAGAAGCGCTCGATGGATCGCGTTCACGATCAGCCGCTGATTGAGGCACCAACGCTGCATGTGCATCATCGGAATCAAAGCCCAAGGCGACCAAGAAAGCATGGATACCTAAGTAATCGGTGGAGCTTCGATAGTTGTTGCGGACGTTTCCAGCAGATGTCCAAATAGTCGTAAAATTGATGTCCAGTGTTGTTGAATTCGCGTCATCATCCGTGTCTGTATCAAAAACAATGATTCGTTCTGTGTTGGAAGATGAGTCTTCGGGATTGTAGTCCGAAGGCATATGGACGAATGTCTCGCCCCAGGTGGTTGGGTCAGGATCTGCGGTGCTGGTTGTTTGATCTTGCAGTGACTGGTAATGCTTGCTTTCGTGTTTGACAATCGTGCCAGCAGTGTAGTATTCGCCATTGCTGTATGTTTTGCTTGCGGCTGCGCGGCGCAGAGTGATTTCAGCGGTTTTTAGAACACCAACACCTTCACTTGGCCCAGTGCCACTAGAGCCGACAAGGATTATTTCAGATCCGGTTGACGTAAACTCACGATCAATCGCGCCACCAGCGCGAGATGGATCAGTTTGAATGACAAAATTACGCTCGGGCAGACGGGCCGTAGCGGTATTGTTAAGCGTAATAGAAAGGCGACGTTCTGCGGGTGTGCGAGTATCAATCAACCTACGAATATAAACGCGCTTGCCAATCGCTAGGCTCGTACTCGTGTCTGGGTTTGTTCCAACTGGATCGTCTGTTCCAGATTGGAGGAATGCGCTGGCAATGTTAATTTCATCCGGGTTTGAACTACTCCATGCTGAAGACGTAAGATCTGTGCGCCAATCATCGCCAGTAGGGTTTTCAATCCAAACTTTTGTGTTGTCAGCAAGCGTGTAACCATCAGCCAACAAAATTGCTGGGACGGTAGCGCTTTCGGCGCTAATCGCCAATGGCGCTGAAAGAGTTACAGAACTGCTATCAATAGCTGAAACCGTGCCTAAGTAGATGCGGCGGATATTTCCGGTTTTTTCGCTTACATTAAGTGGAACTTTAATGGCTGATACGGTCCAGTTTTGATCTTGACCGAACGCAAAAGTTTTGTAACGGCTGCTTACTGCAGCGCAGCCGCCAAAGCTGCTGTTGCTGTTGGTGACGGTGATCTCGCCGCCAAGGTCGGTAAAGTGGTGGATGCCTTGACCGATGGCAAAAACTGAGACTTCTTGGATAAAGGCGTTGTTTATGGCGCTAATGTGGCGGTTGATTCGAGCCGGGTTCATCCTGATGTTATCAGGATCAGCATCGATGTATTGCTGATAGGTCGTCGTTGTCCATGTGTTACCGCTGTAACGCTGCCAGCAGTCCATATCTTTTTGCAGGCTCACACCAGTGAAGTTGGCGCAGACCATGGATTTCAGGCCCTCGACTTTGGAGCCATCCATGAACGCGCCACCGATGCCGTAATCGGATCGAATGGAGCAGTTAAAGATGTAAGGAGATGCAGAGGCAGTCGTATCCCATGCGCTGGTGGGAGACTGGGTGCGATCGATCGGGCCAACGATTTGATATTCGGTGCTCTTGGTTACGGTCAGCGCAGCGCCGAGATCCGCGCCAGTGCCAACGGCGCTGAAGGTCTTGGCATAAAAATCATCAAGCTCGGATTGGCTTGCGAAGTGGAACGCATCCAGTAGGTGATGACTACGGGCTTCGTTGATGCTGTCGCGAACAGTGAAGCCAAAGAAATAGCCTGTGCCGGTGATTTTCAGCATCCCTCGGCGGTTGCTGTAATCCGCCGCTTCATCAGCAACAGCAGGCACCCAGTTGGGGCGGATCGTGGTTTTGCGAAGATCAGGGCCGCACAGGCTGCAGCCGCGAGGCAGTAGCACGCCACCAACAGTGGCGGGGTTGAACTTGATCAGCTCGGTGCTGTCGGGAGTTTTGGAGGCGCCCCAGCTCGTGATGCTGGTGCTGGCTTGTCCAGGATTGTTATACAGGATGTGAACACCAGGGCTGAGCACGATGCTCACCGTGTTCAGGATGCCGGACGGATCGGCAACATTCAGCCAGTCTTTGCTGGTGATGATCGCCGCTTCAATAACGGCGCGATTGATCGTCTTGAACGGACGCTGCGGGCTGAAACCACAAACTAGGCGCTGCTTCTCAAGGCGCTTGATCTTGGATTCGAGTGTTCCGGCATCGTAATCGTTGTACGCACCACCAACGAACTCATCGCTGCCTGTGTAAGGGTTGACGTAAAGCGTAAATGGAGCGTTGAGCGGATCGGCCTGAGCGGAACTACCGGCAGAGATCGCGGCATTACCGGCGATCTGACGCATCAAGTCATTCAGCGCGGCGATCTGGCTGCGGAACTCACCTTGGGTTGCGTTGATGTCGCTCAGTGAACCATTGTCACCGGCAAATTCCAGACTCGCCACGCTACTTTGGCATTACATGGAATCATCGTAGCACCGCAAAAATCAGGTTGCTACTTTGAGCTTGATCTCTGATGTAGCAACGAAGTCAGCCGTACCAGCGATGACTTCAGTGGCTCGGGTGTTGAGGCGGGTGTTGGTTAGCAGGATGTCGCATTCGTAGTAGACCGATCCATCGATGCGCGGTGACGGCGCCGAGCGATCCTTGTAGAGATAGAAGCGTGCTCGGGTGTTGCATTGATTCTGCGTCAGCAGTACCAGTCGGAGCAGCGCAAGGCCATCTTGCTCGGTATCGACGCTGCTGTGCTCAGCCAGGAACTGCAAGCTGCCAGCACCACGCACCAGTGATTTTACGTGCTCGCCAAAGGTTTCGCCGATTGCCGTGGTGTCGAGGTTGCTGGCATCGATGCTCATCACCCATTCCTCAAGATCGCATTGCAGCTTCCAGTCGCGGTTCTCGCACACAACGCTGAAGCCAGCGGGCAGTGTGATCACAGATTCGAGGCGTTGCTCAGAATCAGGCAGCGACAACGGCTGGATCGAGTTGGCTGCAGTATTGATTGAGCTGGTGTAGGTGGAGTCGCTGTTGTAATGCGCGATGATGAAATTTGATGGCTTGACGGCGATCAGCGGCTTTTCGGTGCCAGTCTCAGAATGCGCGGCGCCCTCGGTGGTCCACAGCTTGATGCGGTCCAGCACATCGCGGCTCATGTAGCCATCGATCTGCGTGGTTAGGCCAGTGGTTGCTGTGGTGTTATATCGATCGTTATCGTCTTCGCTGCCGTTTAGGCCAATCAATGTGTCGCCTGACTGGGTGATCAGTGTGTCGTCAGCTTGAGTGACCAGGGTGTCGAATGCCGTGAATTGATCGTAAAACGGTGCGCCATCCGTCAGGCCGCCGGCATAGAAAGCCAACGCTGGGCCTGCGTCCCAAGCCGAGCCACGATAAAAACCATGGCCATCGGGGCAGTCTGCGTAGCCGTCGCCGTTGACATCAAATGGAACGCCGCCAGCAGCGGCGATGATGATGCGGTCACCGGCCCAGTAAGCCTGATTGGCGAGTGAGATGCTGCCAGTATTAAGCCTTGCAGCAGTCAGCGCCATCGCGTCCGGGATTTCCCGGCTGATGTCAAGAACGCCGCCGCTGCCGAGAACTGCCATCAGAAGTTACCGCTGGGCTTGCCACTGACGGTAAAGGAAACAGGAACACTGACCAGATCACCAACGCTGACGCCAACACCAACTTGCGTCAGGACTACATCACCGCTGATAGTGCCAAGCGCACTGCTGCCGTCGAGCACCAATGTCACACGCGATTCATCATCAGTATCACTCAGGATGCGGTTCATGATGGCGCGAGTTACGGTGTTGGTGTCGTCATACAGCAATGTGCCACTGCCGCTGGTGCTGCGGATACCGTATTCGTAAGTGCGATCAGCTTGACCGATGCCGGTGGTATCCAGCGCATCGCGGTTGATGTTCAGCGTGACATCACGCACCTTAGCGATCGCGGTGCCGTTGAACCGTAATTCAGCCGTAGCGGAGGTTTTAATCGCCATGACGTGTATCCTTTAGCTCATTCTAAGCTCAGCGGTCAAGCTGACAGTTACATTGGACCTACCTGGTGCGACGCTTTCGACTTGAGGCGTGGAGCCTTCGGTGAAACACCAGAGCAGACCAGCACCTGTGGCGCTTGCATCAAGCCATGTGGTGAGTGTGTTGTCGGCGCCGCTGAACAGAATGCTTGGCAACGTGAGGCTATCGATCGATCCTTTTGCGGTGTTATATGCGCTGAGGATTGCAGATACGTTTGCGTCGCTGATGTTATTGAACTGCAGCGCCAACGTGGCGCGGCTTGGCCTGCTGCCCCATAACCTGCGAGTTATCACGCCGGACTGAGATGTCTGCGTGGTGGTTTGCCATGCCGGTGCCGTGAAGCTCCTGGCGGTTGGTTCAATGCTGGGGAATGTCGTTGCCATTAGCCTTGGATCTCCCAGTTGCTAGCGGTGTCAAAACCAGCGGCAACCTCAAGGATGCCGGAGCTGTTCGCGGGCATGTGCATTGCTTCTATTGTAAATGTACCCTCATCATCTGGCGTGATCCTCTCCACCTGATACACGCGGACTTGCGTACTGGGTAGCTTGACGGTGAAGACGACACCCGTTGGCGTTGCGGTCTTGCCGCTGTTGCTCACGGTCAGTGTTGCATCTGCCGGTGGTGTGCCTTCAGTGCCGTCCCATGCGATGACGTTATGGGTGCCATCGGATAGCGGTTTGGTGCTCACCAATGCGCCCTCGGGTGTGACGACACCGTTATTGAATTCGTCGTACTCGGTTTCATCCATGGCGACTTTGATGTAGTCGCCAGGCGCCAAACCTGCGGTCAGGCCATCGTGCGTGGTCTTAAACGAAATCGTATGCGTTGG